ACTCAACCAATGCCCCGGTCCATTCGTGAACTGGGTTCCGTCCTTCATCTCATAAGTAACCGTTCCCGTGGTTCCATCAACGGGTTGAGCGTAGGGAATCAAGGGCGGGATATAGATATGCGCCTCGCAGCCCTTCCTCTGCTTCTTCTCGGTCAGAATGGTTTCATCCATTCCACAATGCCATTTGGCGTCCTTGACCGGCGTCGAGTGACAGCACGTCCGACAGTTGGACTCAGCTATCTTTTCCTCGTGGCAGAGGGAATAGAAGTCGCAGAACTTGCACTGATACCAGCCCGGGTCCGTGCTGATGCCGGGTGGGGGTTCGGTGGCCTTAACGATGCGCTCGGCTTTGGCAATCAGCTTCTCTGCCAGTTCCTTGTCAAGGTGAATCCATTCACAAAATATTTCGTCCGTGTCCTTATTCGCCACCAGGTACATAGCCCTATCCAGTTCAAGGAAATAGCCGTAAACGTGCATCTGGCAGAAGTGATCATACTTTGCTGCCTTTGCGCCTTCCTTCTTCAGCTTCTCAAACATCTTGTTTGATGAAGTCTTGAACTCAATGACAGCCCACGACTTTGGAGCCTCTGGAAAGCCTCGGCCCACACCGTCGCAGGAGCCTGCAAAGTGCCCATCAACGGCTGATATCCTGATCTGATCGCCCGTTGCATCATCTCGGTCATAGACCTCAACGCCAATTCCTCGCAGCTCCTCGATAAACCGGGCCTCCTCCTTGTGGCCACGGTCAAAGAGCCTGAGCATACGGCCATCAAATGAAGGCGATTTAGCCCACCTGAAGCCGTACCACAGGGCGCGTTCGCATTCCTTGCCTATCTGACTTGCGCCCAGGTGCGGGCGGTTCTGTTGCGGCTTCTTCTCCCACCATTCAAGGATTTTTGATGCTGTTGTTTTTGGGTTTTCAGGTAGCTTGGCCATCTTCTTTATCCAGGCGGGCGGTTGCGTGTTCTTCAGAGAATCCACTCGGATAGCGCTTTCTCAGTTTTTCGATATTGAGCCGCTGAATCGTCGTTACAGGGACACCAATAGTTGTAGCTAAGTTATTGATATAGAACAATATATCGCCACATTCTTCTATTACGTTCTCGACATCTAACGGCTGTCCGTAGTAGATATGCTTCTTGATAGCGTCGCCTATCTCGCCGGCTTCAGTCAGGATGCCGAGAATGCAATGCTGGAGGGATTCTTTGGTGTCGTCGGTTTTGAAGGTTAAAGCTGCTTCGTGCTGGTATTCATCGCTGTTCATTGTGAGTCCTCGTTTTGTCTAAGAAAAGCGCCATCCAATTGGAAACCCACGGATCGCCAGAACCGGGAAGGATGACGCTTTCTTTAGAAAAAGAGCCCCGGCGAACCGGGGCAAGGAGGAGAGAACTTTTAACCCTTCTGCCAGGGCTTTTTGTCAGCCGCTGGAGCCGCCTTCATCGGGGCCGATGTTGACGTTGGGTTGGTATATTTTACGCGGTTACGGGTGGGGTCATCCCGCTCAAAGCCGACACCTACAACGCACTGCTTGCCGAGAAGGTCATCGGTGTCACCGCAAGACGGCTTACCGAGGGTGGCAAGGCAGAGGCGAGCAAACTGCTGTTGTCCGATTTCAGCGGCCCTTGGGTTCGGGTTGTCCAGGTTGTAATTTGAGAAAATCCGACGGCCTGAATGAGGTCCATCAAGCACCTCAAACGTCACAGCCACATAATGCCCGTTCCCGTTCTTCGTGGGCTTGTAGTCGCTGTCAAATACGTTGCAGTGATACTCACCCTCGGGGAGAGGCTGGCGGTCGTAGGAGCCCTGTTCTTCGATTTCGCCTTCGTACTGAAAATCTAGTTTCACTATTTCACCTGTTTAGTTAGTTTTAAGTGATTCAAGCTGCGCTGCAAACTCAGCCCAGTCCAACGCACAATCCACCAGCCCAAATCGGTTACCCGAAGGGTAGGCAGGATGCGCTTCCAAATGGAGAATCCGTTCTCCCGTCTTTCCGGCCTTAACTTCCTTCTGGCCGAATCCTGCGTCCGTCTTCCGAAGCGTGATGCGATGGGCCGCAAATCCTACAATGTCGGCCCACTCTTCGACAAGTGCGCTTGCCTTGGAATGCATCTTGAGTACGTAAGCGTCGAACCCCTCTGATATCGGGCTTTCAATGCGCTGCTGCTTGACGTGCGAGATAAGGATGACTGCCATCCCCCGCTCTTTCCGTAGAGCCTCAAAACCATCAAGGACATTCTTCCATTCTGATGCAGCGGCAATGTAGCCTTTCCCATAGCCTGGACTTTCAACATCCTTCCAGCCGTTCGCCTCGCATACATGCTTGTGAACCAAAGGCTCGCACCAATCGAGACTATCAAGAAACACGCTTTCGAACTCGTGCTTCTCGGTCAGGAGTGTGTTGATTGCCGAGTAAACATCATCCAGTGATTTAGCCAAAGGGAACGCGTTGGCATCGATGCCAGACAAACCATCCTCAGTCAGAATGCCAATTGAGTTTGGGGCCATTGATGCAAAGGTTGATTTCCCAATTTTTGGTTCACCCGCCAAAAGAATTTTCGGGGCCTCAATCCGCTTTGTGCGGCTGATACTTTTCAAATCAAACATTACTCTTCCTCCTCCCATTCGATGCGGACGCAGGCAATTCGATCATTGGTGCAATTTATGTCTGCCTCTTCTTTCGATGCCCACGCCCACCCTAAATATCCAGATCTGTCCCCTCTGTCTTTTTCAGAGTAAACATTCACCCACCCCTCTTTCTTCACGCGCTTGGGTTTGATGCGGTATTGGCTATCTTCAAAATAAGGAGGAACGCCTGATACCCATAAATACCATCCGCCATCTTCATAATGTTCAACAGGTTCCCCATTTGCCCACGCGACGATCACATCGTAGTGCGGATGCTTAGTTCCCATCTTCTCCTCCTACATCTTTAATAGTCGTTATGGAGACAGCCGTCTTCTGAGGCTTGACCTCAACAAACTTGGCGACTTGCTTCCAGTACTCTGGCGCCTCGGCCCGCAGCTTCTTTAGCTTGCTATCGCTAGCCTTCATCTCGACACCAACAGGCCGAATGACTTCAGGCCAGTCTAGGGTGGCGTTAAAGAGGCCGTCCATGTCGGTCACCTTGTAGCTCAGCTTTCCCGTTGACTTAATCTCGAACGCGCCAATCTCTATGGTGGTTGTGCCTTCCTGCTTACTGCCGGTAAGGGCGAGCAGCTGGGCCTCAATCTCAACTCGGTTTTGATTAGCTTCGAGCTCAAGCCGCTTAGCCGTGAGCCAGGCTCCTGCAAGTTCTTTGATTCGTGCTGATTCGTCCATCAGAAGAAGCTCCAGATGACGACGCATAGGCCGAACAAGGCGGTTAGCCAGCCTATGGCCAACATTACCTTCTCTCCTCGCGTGAGGGGGTCTGGGTACCAATCAAGGGACTTAAGGCGGGGTGGTTGTTTTCGTTCTGTTTTCATTTGTTATACCTCTTTTCAAATTCTGTTAGTGGCATCCAGGACGGGTCGTCTGGGTCGTCGGGCGGGTCGAAATCTTCTTCTAGGCCGTCGTCTTCAGGATCTTCAGGCGCGTCCGGGTCGTGGGGGTGATGCCAGGTCATTTTTTAAGCTCTCTAATGGCATTCGCGCATTCGCCATAGGTCGGGTGCGACCTGTATTCAGTGATAGTCGCGGCTTTCTCTATCGCTTCGTTCCAGACCATGGCTGCAAATCGCTGAATGTGCGCACTGTCCATCCAGTGGGCTCCGGCTGACGCACTGGCAAGCAGCAGTACATCCTCGTCGCTCACCGCAACCTCCGATAATTCACGCACCGCGTCTTAAGCCCATCAGGCTCGGCCTCGGAGCAAAAGAACTCCTTTGCCGAAATCTTTACGGTGGGCGACCCAGCTGGCATCAAGGCAAGGACAGCAGACATAGCCAGGAAGCCGACGAAAATCATCCCGGCGGTTGATTCCAAGATCCATTTTCCAAAGCGCTCAATTCTTTGCATGTTTAACTCCAAAATGTTTCACGAGATATTTAACTGCATCCACCGTTATCCGATAGTGCGCCTCAACCGCATTTTCATCCGGGCCGCGGCGCGGGTAGAACAGGGTTACCAGTGCCGAGTCTTCGCCAACGTGCCGCTTTACGAGTAGGGCCGCGTCTTGGGGTTTGAGGATGGCTCCAATCTCGCAGAGGACATCTGTTAGGCAGAACCAGAGGCCTTCTTCGGTGTGGTGGGTGCGGATTATCGCCATCTTGGGCTCCTGTAGTAGCTCTGATACCGCGCCCTCCAGCCCATCATCCTGACATCACGAAGGAAGCCCGACCACATGCCAACCTGAAGCCCGCGTTTAAAGTTCGGGTCCATCGCGCAGCCGGGGAGGAGGGTGAGGAGGGTGAGGAGGGTGATGATTCTAGCCATGATAGAACCACACGACAGCACCAAGAATCAGCACAGCCCAGAACACAAACCCCCAGGACTCGCCCTGAGCCTCCTCAACCTGAGCCGGCTTATTCGAAATGGTCTCAACGAAGCTGACGCCAGTGCCAGGGATAGAAGCAGAAACAGTCTTACGACCC